TATTTGATCGAAATTTTTTGTGCCCCATATATTCCCATCACAATCTAACGTCAAATTCCATAAACTTCCACTAACAGAATAATATGTTACATTATTTCCTGTAGAACCTACCGAAAATATTTTATCTTTCTTCGCAGAGAAATCTTCTGTAATTGTTTGAAGATCTTTTATAATTCCCCAAACATTTAAATTTAAATCAGTTAATATTTCTGTAACTTGATATCCAGCAGATAAATTTACATGTGCTATAAAATTACCATTTGAATCATATTTTTCTAAAAATGATGATAATTGATTAGAATATGAAATCCAAACATTATTTTCATAATCAGTATCTATTGATGCTGGTGTAACAGTATTTTCATAATCATTTACTTCATTGGTGATTGATGGTATGATAATTTTATCAATTTGATTGGATGTATTATTAATTCTAATAGTCGAAATAGAATCATATAATGTAACCCATACATTACCATTTTTATCACTAGTAATATCAGAAGGAGAAGAATTTTCAGGCAAAATAAAATTACTATAAACAATTTCCATATTACCATTAGTAATATTTTCTGGATTTAGTTTTAATATTTTTTCTCTATCAGCATCAACTACCCATACAAGCCACTTGGTTGTTCCATCCAATTTACGCTCACAAGTTATACATGATGAATATATTCCAGTTAACTGTGGTACATTCACAATATTATCTTCTATTGTTCTTTTTCCATCATTTTTAGTTATTTTTATACTATGAAATTTATCTGCTTGTGGTTCGCCTATAGCTGCATATATAGTATCAATTAAATATCTTTTTCTAGTTATTGGATTTGATTCAGCATATATATGAACATTACTATATGATTTATCACTTATTAAATACCCTTTAAAATACCCACCATGAGTTTCTGAAGATAATATACCAAAATTAGAAAAAACCGAAACACTATCATTTATGGTATTATTATTAATATCTCTTAATTCTATATAAATTTCGCCAGAACATAATGTTTCATTTGTAGTTTTTAATGTATTTAAAATCGGGTTATACTTTGATGTTAATCCAGTTTCTGAATTATTTCTTGGAGTTTCTTTCATTCTAGCAACAAACGGTATTTTCTGCCCTGTAAATTTTTCTTGATATATATCAAATGAATGTATTCTATTTAAATTATTATTATCATCCATTCCATTTGATGTTATTATAATTTCATAAGGGTTTAACTGTTCTATCAAAGATGATGGTAAATTATAATCAAAAATACCATTTAATATTGGATATTCATTTTCTGGATAATTTTTATATATTGAATCAAAATCTTTAAATTTGTTCTTATCAAATGAAGCAAATATAGTAGATACTATATTAACACTAGCTTTTGAAGTTTCTTTTGGGATGTCATCCGTATAATAAACTAATTTAGATCCAGATGTTCCAACAAAACATGAACCTATATCACTTTTTTCACAAAATACTAAATTATTATTCTGTATTTTAACAAATAATTCTTTATTACTAGTTGTAATTGAATTGACAGGAAGTATTTCTTCTTTATTTGTTATAGGATTAATTATATTAGTTTCAAATTTAGAATATGGTTTTAGATGTGCCCATTTATCGTTTTTATATGCAATTGAATCTAATATAGGTGCTGAATTACCGCTTATATTTAAATTTATAGTATATCCACTAGAAGATAATGCTTGATATGTCTGCCAACTATTAAATCTATACACATTAAAAGGATATCTAAATCCCGATTCACTTTTATATTCTATACCAGATAAAACCAAAGTATCCGTAATAAAATCTTCAACTAAAATATTTTGAGAAAACGAATCAGAAAAACTTTGTCCTTCTGTACCTAAAACATAACATTTTACATTGTACCAACCAGGTAATTTAAAATAATGTACTGCTGTAATTGATTCTGAAGTTGTTCCATCACCAAAATCCCATAATATTTTTTTATTAGAATATAAATTAGTTACTCCATCATCAAAAACAGGTATAAACGTAAACGGAGTGATAGGAAGAGTATAACCTTTTGTGGTTTTATCTCCTTTATAATCTATAGTATAAAAATATATGTATCTATGAAAATCTTCCATTTTATATTACCTCTATTTTATTAATTAAATTAGATATTTGATAGAAGAATGGAAACTCAAAGAATTTTAAATTCATATTTTGTGCTGTAGAATTAACATTAGCATTATTATAAAAAGGATTCCAATACACAAAGCTTAATTTAGATGTTTTAAATTCAGAAGTTCCTGATTTTCTAACGGTTTCTATTGATTTAACACCATTTATGTTCAATAACTTATAACTTAAATTTGTTAAATCTAACAATTGATCTAATCCATTATTTTTTTGAGAAAAGAATGTTTTAATTATATTAAATGCTAATCCTTTTATCTGATCTTTTGATATAATTTGATTTTCATTTCTAGTAATTCGTAATACTGTCGAATCTTTAATAGAAGGAATGATGGTTTCTCCATTTAATGGTAATCCAAAATCAAATGCAGTATAAATTGGATCACATATAACAATATTTTGATTAACCATTTTATATTGATTTAGTTTATCAATTATTGCTTGTTTTTGAGCAAAATACAATTCAATTGGAGTAGTTTCGTTTTGAATCGCTCCTAATTTAGGAACACAAAATAAGTAAACATTATTAAAATCACAAGCATCATTAAATGATACTTGATTAAACAATAATCTATCATCTAAATTTGGTCTTTCTAATCCTATATCATAAAAATAAGCCAAATATTGTGATGTGTATTCTTTATTTGATACTGCTTTTACACTTTGTAATATATTAGAAAAATTTTTATTAACAACTGATTCATAATCTGAAGTAGTTACGGTTCTATTTTGTGAAGAAAATATTAATGGAGCATTTTTTCTAATTTCATCTACAGTTTCAGTATAAGTTGGTTGAACAGAAGAATATTGATTATCAAATTTTAATAAAGTTATATCTTGTGCATTAATATAATTTAAATTAGTATTTTTAATGTCATTAAAAATTTCATTATATTGAGCAGTACTATATAATTGTAACTTTCCTTGTTTACTATCATTATTACTTATTAATCCTTTGCTTCCATCGCTTTCTAAATAATAAATTTGTATAAAATCTCCAGTATTAAGTCGTTTTCCATTAATATTATTACCAAATTTTATTTCATAATGACCATATTCATTTAAACGCTTCTCGAAAACTTGAGAAATACTCTCTGCAAGATATAAACTGCTTATTTCAGTCCATTCTGACCATTTATTAGTATTAATATCTTTAACAAAAACGTATATATTGTTATGATCTATCATTTTAGTAGATTGATTATCTAATGGATAATCAATATTAAGACTAAATTGTTCGAAATTTTCTCCAATAGCAGTATAAAGTGGATATTCTTTAAATACTCCTTGATATAATAAGTTATTATCCCCTATAGTAGGAAGACTTTCTAATGAATTATATAATTCTTTTTGAAAAGTAATATCCGTATTAAAAGAATAAGGTATATTTTTAATAGATATATTAGAAAATCTTTTAATAGTATAAGATTTACCACCTAATAACTCTTTATCGGCACTTACTGATACATTTAATGTAGCTGTATGATTTCCAGTTGTCTTATAACCTATTAAAGACACTATTTTATTCATATTTTCAAACAATTCTGCTTGTGTGAATGTAGAATCAGAAGCAGTTTGGTTTAGATAAAACAATAAAACATGGTATGAATAAGCAATTGGATCTAACAATCCATTAATATTACTTCCTTCGTAATCAATATCTGGAAATAATCCGCTATTTTTAATACGATTAGTCATTAATTGCTTAATACTAATTGCATCAAATGCTGCATAGGCATTTCTTGGTAAATTAAATTCTGTAAATGTTTCTGTGCTCATGTTTAATTATTAATAATAAATCCACTTCCTCCTAAAGTACCAAACATTGATACTTTAGATATATTTAGAGTAGGAACACTATAGTAAATAGATATATCAAATTCATTTACATCCTCAAATATTGTTATATGAACATCATTTAATTTTACTCTCGGTTCATATACTCTAACTTGTCTATATATTTCATCTCTAATATTTTCTGCTACCTCTACAGTTGCGGGTGTGAATAAATATTGTCTTAAATCTAATCCATAGTTAGGGGTGAGTATTTTTTCACCAGGAGTTGTAGTAAATAAATTATATAATGAATTTTTCAAAGCATCTAAATCATAATCTACCTTAATATCTTTGATTTCGTTTTCTTGATATAAAAAATTGTTAATATTAGACGATTCTTCTAAATCTAAATGTAAGTCCGTATATAAATATGGACTTTTTCTATCTTTAAGCTGTGGAAGTGTACCTAATACAATTTTTCCCATAAAAATATTTAATATTCCGACTAAATAATCTTATGGAAAAGAAGTTTATTAAAGTTTGTGAGTCTGCCATTTCTAGATACACAAGAGGTGGTATCTTAGTAGGAGATTACGTAGAATTTGCTAAAGCATATAAAAAAGACCAAGAATATACAGCTTTACACGACAATATCAAAGACGCAATCGAAGAATTAATAAAGTCTGGATTAAGGATTCGTGTTTCTGGTATAGATGATTACTATCCTACACGTTTTCCAGGTAATCCAGACACAGCAAACGGAAAAGTGTCCGTAAAGATATCTGCTGATCAAGGTGGAGGACGTTATATATATTCTATAACAGTTCCTCCCTGCTTATTGACAACTTTGGACTATTATCCAAATTTAGCACCACTACCTGATGCTTTTAATAGAGATGATAAACATACTAATGCTCCAGAAGAAGTAAAAGCTGTTGATGGTGGCATAAAGGGGGGAAATTATTCTCTTCCCACCCAAAATACCGTAGTAAAAGCTACTAAAGGCAAGAAAAAAGAAGTTTCTTACACTATAAACTATCTTAATGGTGTAGTATCTTAGACAAAGCTACTAAACAAGCAAAACAATTGATTTCCACATCAATTACTTGAGAATGTCTATCCATATGATGAGCAATCAAGCATAAAGACTCTTTTTTATTTAAAGAATCTACCATTTCATCACAAATATAATTAAAAATAGCCTTTAATAGGCTATGATAATCTGTTTGAAATGACATTTCATTAGAAATAATAAAGTTTCTAACATCTAGAATAGTATCAACTTTAATTTTACTGACTATATTTGATATAAAACTATTATCTATAATAGATTCTTTTATAATTAATGAACCAGTAATAGAATATTTTTGTAAATCATTAAGAATTCTCCTAAAATCAGGAAAATTACCTTTAATTAACTCCTGCATCTTGGGAATCATATCAGAATTAATCTGAATATTCTCTTTTAATAATATTCCAATACAATGCTTTGCTACTTCTTTAAGATTATGATTAAAATCTATTGATTGGCATCTACTTTGAATAGCAGGAATGATTTTATGCTTATAATTAGCGGTTAAAATGAATCTAGTAGAATCAGAATACTCCTCCATCACATTTCGAAGGCATCTAGCAGAATCTCCACTAAGTGAGTCTGATTCATCAAGTATAACTACCTTAATCCCAGCATTATATGATTTTGTTTGGGCAAATCCAATAATCTTGTTACGTACAGTATCAATACCATTTTCATCAGAAGCATTGATATACAAATAATCACATTTTAAAAGCTCATTAACAATTAGCTTTGCTGTAGTAGTTTTACCAACACCAGGGTTACCTACAAACAAAAGATGAGGTATATCTTTTGTTTCTTTATAATGTACCAGTAGTTTCCTGATATCTTCTGATAAGACAATATTATCTAAAGAATTAGGTCGATATTTTTCACACCAAAGACTATTAAAATTCATATTATCGTCCAGAAGAACCAAATCCTTTGTCACCACGATTTGTTTTAACTTTAGTTTCTGTCCAAGAAATAATAGGTTCTAATAATTTATACACAACTAATTGTGCAATTCTATCTCCTTTTTTAACAACATATGGAATATTTGTATTATTAATTAATGAAATTCCCAACATCCCAGTATATGACGCATCTATCACACCGGGGAAAACCGTAATTCCATGTTTAAAGAATAAACCAGACCTAGATTCAATACGAATCCAGTATCCAGGTTCGATAAATCCAATATCTAATCCAATTTGAACAATTTTTGTGGAATGTGAAAGAATTGTAGCGTCTTCCACTGCATAAACATCATAACCTGTGTCACCAATCAGTGGTTCATTGTTATTTCTTTGTGGTAAACGTGCATCTTGATGCGTTTTTACAAAGGAAATTTTAATTTCTGTACTCATATGTTGTTATATTACTCTATATTACTGAAAAAATCAAGCTAAATATTGCTATGTCTGATGATACTCAATTGGATTCTACTGTGAATTCCATTTTAACTCAGTTAAAAGATACCACAACCTTGTCTAAAAAGGTAGAAAAACTTCCAGAAAATGATTTAAATAAAGAAAATTTAGAAAATTTTGTTATAAAATACGCTAGTAGATTAATTGTTGATGCAACCGAATCAGTAGAATACATAAAAGATAATGTTCAGATGGCTCCTACTGCGGAAGATGTAATTTCTTTAGCAGAACTTATTAAAAGTACTTCTTCAGCCTTAGAAGTTTTAAATAAAATTGTTGTTAACAACAAAAAAGCTGATACTTCGTTAACTATTAAAAAAATGGATATAGAAAATAAACGAGAAGAACTCGATATTAAAGTTAATACCCATTTAATTGCATCTAGAGAAGAAATGATGAATCAATTATTCAAAAAAGCCAAAGCAGTAGAAGCTACTATTATCGATATTCCTTAAGAAAACTTTTTATATTGATCAAACTCTCCAGATTTCATTTTATTATGAATAGTTAATTTTACTCCATCTGCTTTATAGCCTCCTCTTGCTAAAGCATTATCCCAATCTTTTTTACATAAAAACATAGGAGCAAATTGAGAAGCTTGCTGTACATTCCATTTTGCATATGGTTGTTTTGTATCTGCTACTTGTATTGTAAGTTTTAATTGTGCAGATCTATCAACTAATTTACTTGGAAATAATTTAGAATCTGGTTGAAATTCGTCAATTAAAAATTTAAATTTATGTCCTTTAACAGTTAATAAACCTTCTGCTGATGCGTCTGCTACATGTCTTCTTTCAACAAAAGTATTTCCAGCTTTATCAGTACATGTAATAATCAAAACATCGCCACGTTTTATTAAACCTTTTCCATTAGGATTATTTTTTGCATTATATGGTAATGTCTCTGGTGCAACTGCTATACTTTGTAATGGAATAATCATATTATCTGCAAATCCTAATCCCATTTGTGTTCCAGTATCAGGAGTTTCATCGTTAATATAACCATACTTAGTTAATTTAACTTCATTAAAATCAAATTCCATTATTTTACCATTTGTAGGTACATTTTCTAATCCACTACTTGGAGTAGTAGCAGACCCTGATGCATTGACGGGATTAGTTGTAGCACCACCACCTGCTGTTACTACTGCTGCTCCTGCTGCGGAAGGACCATCATATGTACCATAAGTTGGTGCTTTTGGTAAATCTTCATGTTTCATGAAGTCTGGATCTTTAGGAACATCTAAAGCATTTACATAAGTAGTTTCAGTTGCATATTGCGCTGGTGCTGGAGAACCAAATATATCAATTAAAGATTTAACATTTCCGTTTTTAACACCCATAAACTTTCTTTTAGCATATGCGGTGTTCATTGCTGGATCATATGGATTATATCTTTGTCCATAATCGTGTAATCTAAAACAATCTCCAAGTTGTTGTTTTAAAATTGCTTGTAATTCTGAATGTGATTGTGATGCAACTAATGCAGTGCTGGTGTCTCCAGTTAATGGCATTCTGTATTGTCCACTATCAGGAGTTTTTCCTTTTGATATATCATTTTTAACCCTTTCTCTATCTTTTTTAGAAAAGAATGGTTTAACACCATCTCTATAAAGATCTTGTGTTAATACTTTTAATTTAAAAAATTCATTTCTAACTATTGGTTTAATTTTATTCATTAACCCAGAAGCTATATTTGTTGGAGCATGTAATAAATCATTTGCTGCTGCTCCTAGTATAGAAGCACTATCACTCATTGCTCTAGAAAAATCTGTTAATGTACCAATACTAGATGAAGAAGGTTTGAAATAATTACATGGTTTATTACAAGACTTCAACATTTTTGCTAATTTACTCAAAAAACTATTATCAGTATCAATCCCTGTATGATTTGTAATGTAATTATTTCCGTTACTACCTACAGGAGGATCGTTATCAATTTCATATTCCTCTACATTAATGTTATTAGCGTTTTCAAATGCATATATTACTTCAGATTTTATTGTATTTGAAAAATATGCTGGATATACATTTATTTTTTGTACAAAAAACTTAATTGTTTGCACATCTAAATCTGGTCCGTATAATAATAATTTTTTTGTAAAATTTCTTAATGCATTTAATGGATTAGAAGATCTTTTAACTTTTTTCCAATCATACATTAATTCTACTTCTTGTGGAAAAGCACTTACAAATTCGCAATTCGTTGTATTTTTTTCTAAAAAAGATGGATCTGGTCCAATTGAAATTGCTTCTAAAAATTCGGGAAATGTGTTTCTGTAATACATAATTAAACTCCTAATTTAAGGAAATCAGCTAATGATACATTATTTGAATCTGCTCCATCAACCAATCTATATGGTTTTATGGTTTCGATTTCATTATAATATTTATCAAATGTAAAAACATGTTTTACATTTGTTATTAAATGTCTTCCTAAAGTATTTAGATCCCATTTCGTGGGAACATATTGTCCATTCTTAGATTCTGCTGTTTTAGTAACATCAATAAATGCTGCGGATTTTCTATGGGTTTTTCCTGTTAATTTAAATTGATAAACATTATTAAGATATAATAAAGAAGATAATTTTTGATTTAAAAATTTCTTTTCATCTAATGCAGGAGAAAGATATCCTTTAAAATCATTATAATTATTTTTCTTATTTGGATTTGGGTAAAAATTTGGATAAGCTACTAAATTTTTACCAGCATTTCCTTTAAATGTATCTTTAAAAGGTAAAACAAACAAATCATAATAAGTTTGCATAAATGATTCACTGTTTAAAGTAGTTAAATTAAAAATCATAGATTTAAAAGGTCTAGAATTTGATAAAACTCCAGAATTTCCTGATAAATCTACATTATATTTAGTTGTTGGTGAATTTACATAAAATTGATTAATCTTAGATTCTTCAAATGTAACTGGAAAAGTTTCCCATATTATAGCCGATCTTTCTGGATTTCCTTGATCATTACTAGAATCAGATTGTTCTTTACTTGGTGATGGAAATTTTAATTTTTCTATTACATATTTTGTATGATCATTAAACAATCTTTGTAATGACATTAATTGAAATTTTTTTTGATATCTATCAAATTGTAATATGCATGGTGATTTTTTATATGAATGAAACGATAACACATAATTTAATACTTCTGCATACGATATAGTACCATATGGATTTAAAGAAACAGTTGAATCTCCTTCCTCATCAAATATTTTTTGTTTTGTATCAGGATCTACATAAAATAAATCATCAGTAGGCTGATTATCATTATAAACTGCATATATAATAGATTTAATAACTTCGCCAGTAGATTTACCATTACCAGCATTAGTTTCCATATAATTTGCTGCTAATGCACCAGCTTTTTGTAATCCAAATATATTACATATATTTTCTGATAACATATATTGAGCATACTCAACTAATCTTAATTTTTTACATGTAGTTCCATTATTAGTCATGTCTTCGCACTCAATAATTACAAATTGAAATTTTAATCCTAGATTTTCTTTATTCTTTTCGTTTTTAGAATCCGAATCAAAATCACCAGTATGAATTGGAATAATTTCTAAATCAACAATATCTCTACCATTTCCTAAAAATACATAAGGTTCTGGTGCTTTTTCTATAACATTTTGATCGTTAGCTATAACTACTACAGCACTATGGAATGGATTAAATAAATTATCTATAATTTCTAAATGAAGAACAACATTTTTTTGTAAGAACATTACATATCCTTCATTATTATACAAACAAATACTAAACGAATATTCTTCGTT